TTCTCCTTCTGATGAGTACACATAATACGGAATATTCAGAATAATGTCAAGCAGAAAAATTTTTGAACAAATTCAAGGTTTTAGCGGTAAAATCAGCAGTTTTTCTGTGGAAAATCTGTGGTTCCTCATGGTCGACCGCTATCAGAATCACTAGTTCAGGAACGTGGATATTTATCAATTCTTCTACCATCAAAGAGTAACACGTGGCTTGTAAGAAATAATTCTCGATCCAATCTTCTCTTTTTGTCTTTCTAGATGTTTTGAAGTCGATAATCGCAGGCCTGCCTTGCCATTCAGCAATCAGATCTGTTCTACCTGCAGTTTTTAGATTATAAGAATAAAGAGGATACTCAATGCCTATAATATTGTCAACATGTGCATCTAGCAGTTTACGAATAGGTTGAAAGTCAAACTTATTGATAGGCATTGCGCCAGCATCATAATTTTGTGCATTTAGAAGATAACGCTCTGCTAATGTATGAATAGCAGTTCCACGATTCTTTGCCTGTGTAGTTATCTTGTTTGCTTCTTCATGACCAATACGATTACGCCATTGTGTAATATGATCTTTAGAAGTCGCTGACAAGACAGTTGTTACAGACGGAACTCTTGAACCATCAGGAAGAATGTAGAAGCGTTTGTCGTCTTCATAAACATCCTTCAATTCTGTCTTGTCAGCGAAATTGTGCTTAAACGTTTTACGTGTGGATTTTAAGTCTGTCCTTAGCAATGATATATTCCTTCACTAATCCAGAACGTACAATGTCGTTTTCATCAAATTCTACATACTCAAATGACTTCATGTTATTCAATATTCTCATGAAATCTTTCAAACCATTGCGTTCTTGTTCTTTTGTCAAATCAGATTGCCTAAAATCACCAGAGAATATCACTCTGCAGTTTTTACCCATACGAGTGATTACGCTATCCAATTCATGTAATGTCATATTAGAGACCTCATCTACAATGACGATACAGTCATTTAATGTAGTGCCTCTAATAAAAGATGTCGAAATAAATTCAATCAGATTCTTCTGTTTCAATATCTGATAGGCATCACCTCGATTAAACAACTCTGTAGCAATGATAGAATATGGTGCTTCATACACTGCTGCTTTTTCTTTTGAATTGCCTGGCAAAAATCCCATGTCACGTGTCGGAACAACAGAACGAACAATCACTAATTTCTTGTGATTACCTATAGGTGAAGTAACATCAGACAATCCCAAATACATTGAGATGAATGTCTTACCTGTACCTGCCATTCCATGCAGAAGCAAATTCTTATCTCTATCAAACGCATCAAATGCTATCTGTTGATTGTCTGTTAGAGGTTTTATGTTATTAATCTTGAATCCTATTTTCTGATCGTTCTCTTCTTGCAAGATCCCCTGTTGACGTAAAATTCTTTTTTGCTTTTTTGTTACTCTTTTTTCTTGCTGTACCATGCATTTCTTTCTAGAAAGTATTGATTGTGGATTTTGTCAATCCCCCTGAATGTTTTCTTTTCATATCTTTTAGCAGATCACGAAACCCTGCATCAGGTTTCGTTTTTCCGCCCATTACAGATCCTACAATCATAGGGGCACCATTCACAAGCTTTTCAACATCTGGATTGCTTTTGAGATACTCATCAGCCTCAGATATTCCCATGAATTCTTCCCATTCAACTTTTGTTTGTTTATTTAAAAAACGATATGTTGGCATCAGTTTCAATCATCTTTGTCTGTCAAAAATGTATTTGCCTTGCTTCTGTGCTTTTCTTCTCGACGGACAGCGATTTCATCGAATCTATTCTTCTTTCGCGTTTTCTTTTTGTCTGGGAAAGTAGATTGTCCTTCCCATGCGAGATCTTCTGCATCGAACCACTTACTATTACGCTTTGACTTGCTCATTGATTAACCCTGGATATGCCTCGTTGATTAGTTTAATTGTTAGTCCCTTGTAGGGGAGTTTTTTTTCTTTTGCAGCGCAAATTAGTTTTGCATCTGCTGGTGCAACAGACTCTAGCAATTGAATGAATAGAGTCTCACGTTTGAGTGTATTGAGATTAGGATTGCCTCCCTCAATAAACAAATACAAACGTCTTGCTTCGGAGTAAAGCATGTTCTCCTGATCTAGATAATCACAGGGCTTGTAAGGCGGTGTGCCTTCAGGCAATGCCCATTTGACTTCAGGATCGAGTGCATACTTTAGAACTGTTCTCATCGCTGAAGAATCATGCTTGCGTAGCATTTCTATCTTCAGTTCACGTTTTGGTTCAATGGATACTTTTTCTAGTATCTCTGCTATACCTAATCGCATTGGTTCCTCAAAATTCGTTAATGTTTTCCATAAGGTTCTTCAATTTGTGTGCAACAAAATAGTTAAACAACTTGCTACGTGTCTTGCCATTCTGTGCTTCATATTCATTTATGACGTTCTGCTTGATCGGTTCAGGAATGAATGACAGATCAATCAATTGCTGATTACGCTTATAGTTGCGATACAACTCTTCACCCATGTCCTCAGGGTTCATCTGCAACCACGCATCAAGTTTCTTTGTGGTGATAGGTTTCTGACGAGAACCCACGACAAGGCAATTGTCGGGTGACAGAAAGTTAGGCACACCATCACCGCTATCACCCTTGATGATATGCTCTTTAGTGTACAATGAAGGATTGTTATGTGTGATGAATTTCTTGCGAATGGGATCATACTGTTTGACATTCAGATACTTTTGCAACTGAATGAAGTCCTTATCGCCTGACAGAATAAGTATGGGTTGAGTCATGTCATTACCATACTTCTCAACAAGTGCACCGATAACATCGTCTGCCTCTGCACCGTCAACATTGATAACCCTATAGGGGAAGTATTCGATTAGTTCCTCGCGGATCTTCTTCATGCAGTCAAAGATAGCGTTCCAATCGAGATCAGTAGCATCACGCATCTTCTTGCGATTTGCCTTGTAGTACGGAAATATCTCACGACGCCAGTAACGCTTGTTGTCACAGGCGACAATCATTTCACCAAACTCCTCGCGGAACCTGTTATTGTACATACGAATAGAATTGAGAATCATATGACGAACCAGATCCTCCTCAATCTTCATATTTGTATGTGATCCCATCTGTACCATGAGATTAGAAAGCATAACTTGGTTAATATCAAGAATAATCATTTTGTCAAAAGATCTGTTAGATCTTTTCCTCTTCACACAGTTTTTCTAGTTTACTTTCTAAGCATATCACAGTTCCATTTTTTTGTAAAGCGAAGATTTCATTCGCTACACGGTGAAATGGATGTTCTAAATTATGATATTTTGATAAAAGTGATCTTAAAGACTCTAACATAAGAGCAACATCTTTTATCATAGAATCATCATCTGGATCAAAAGAAAATCCTGCAAGTAATAGGTTATCAAACACAACTGTAGCGACTAAATTCATTGCCTCTTCAATATGCACTTGTCTAATCGTTTCAAGGTTTGATTGAACCTCTTCTAGATTTTGTGGAGGCGAGTTTCTCTTTACTCCTGGGAAAAGCACTACATTATCTGTCATTTTGTTATTCTTAACAGAATAGTATCGCTATTCGTTCTACCAACTGCAACAGATTCTTTCGTCTTTATTTCGGTCATAAGATTTCTCAAGATAACCTTTCCGCCTGATAACACCTTTTGAAGTGTCTCTGTAGGCTTTCTGAGGGTTTTACTTTTTGAAGTTGCCTCATCAAAATCAATAATAGTCGTGCCTTTGATGGACAATCCCGCGCTATTCTTTGCATGAAGTACAGTTAGTTTTTTGTACTTCGTATTATATATCCAAATTGATTGCGCTCCTATGACATTGATAGGGTCAATACTCATCAGTTTGAGTTCATTATCTTCCTTCTTAAACTGCAATTTGCCGACGAGTTGAACTGCACTTTTTTCTTTCTTTTTACGTGGTTTGCGTATGCTAACCTTGTTGCCGAAATAACGATTGCAGTCATCAACAATTGACTTGATGAAATCTCTATACGCTGTCAATTGCTTCTTTGAGATGCGTGAGTATGCCTCAACAACCTGTTTGTCTGATTTGTCGACCGCTTCTTGCAATTCAGATAGTATCCCACGATAATAACTCGTAATGATCTCTGCTTGCGCCGTCTTTGCGTCACGTGCCTTTAGAATATCATATGCACTGAACTTTGTCTTCTCGTATTTGTTTAGATAAAATTTGTCAACCTCATCCTCTATGTCAGCGATGATATTGCTTGCTTTTTCTTTAATACGATCTTGAACAGAAATTGTAGGTTTGACGACTACAATCTTCTTTTCTTCTTCAATCGTCTTTGCATACATGATGAGATTTGAAATTCTATTGTGCATATTCTCGCGCACCTGTGTAGGCATGACTAATCCTCGTGTGACTAGTCGAGCGAGTGCACAGTCGGTAATAGGTATGCGCCAATCAGGTAAACGTTTGAATAGCGCATACTGATCTTTTGTGAAATTATTCTTCACGTAATCCGACAACCATTGACGCGCATCTGCACTCGTATAAAAATAATTATACCATGTCAGCGCACGACTTAACTGTGCATTACTTGAAATGGGCCCGCTAAACGCAGGTTCCGGGCCCATATACTTTTGATCAATCGTTTTGCCTTTTGACATCTTTAGGTTCTATATTCAAACAACTGTCCGCTTGTTTTTGGAAACGCTGTAGGTTCATCCTTTAAACTGACTAGCATAGATTCCCATTGCATCTTTAAAAGATCCCAGTTATAGAATACGTCTGTGTATGCTTTCTGTGTACGAACCTTTGCATTATATGATACATCATCCAATGTTCTAACATCTTCAATCGCCGACTTCAAAACAGAATAGAACATAGAAGCGTGTACGTTCAAGTCATCCTGCATCTGATACATATATGTCCAGTTTGCAGCAGTTTCAGGCAATGCACCTAGATTAGAGTGTACACAGAACAATCCTGCACTCATTGCTTCCATCAAACACAAACAAGATGTTTCCTGCCAGGTCGAAGGATATGCAAGGATATGCGAATTTACGAGATGCTTACGCAATTCCTCATTAGGAACTGTTCCGTGGTAATTGATCTTAGGATGCTCTTCAAGACGCTTGAATAGTTCCTGGAAAGGCTTATCACGATCATCCCACCCATAGAGCTTAAATGATGAGAACACATCTAGTTCAATATCATCCATCTCCTGTGTCAACTTGTCAAAGACAGAATAAAGAATGTTCAAACCACGATGAGGTGTAGGTGTATACACTAACTTGATCTTACCATCACGCTTCTTTTCTGTGAAATCAATAGGCACGATACCATTACGAATGACAGCACACTTCGACCATGGAATATTATAGCGTTCAATGTATCCGCGCATCTGCCAATGAGATGAGAACACAAGGCGATGAAACTTATTCCATCCTCCATTCTTTAGATGATCTGACTCGGGATCACCCGCAAGGTCCTGCAACCAAAGAACACGGACATGCTTGTCAGAAAGTTCTTCATGGACACGAGAGATAAAGATCTGAAACTTATCAAGCAATGCAGGATCAATTGACTCAACAAGTTTAAACTTCATCAATTCAGTTCCGCCCTTTGCGTTACCTGAATACTTATCTTTTGCAATAGGCATATTATCTCCTTACTTCAACCAATATGAATTATTACGATACCATCTAGCGACTTTAGGTAATGTATCTTCTACGCTATACTTTGGCGACCAACCTAACTGTCTCAAATATTCGCCGCTGATTGCATAACTAAAATCATGACCAGGTCTATCAATATTAGGATCAAAGTCCTCGTAGATCATGTTAACGTCTAATGCATTCGCTAGCATGTATGCAATCTGCTTGTTGTCATATTCTTTTCCTGCAGATATATTGAACTT